CTCAAGGGCCATAGCCAAGTTACACCAATCAGGGTGAACGTACAATGCAGAGTAACGGTTACCTGCGGTGTTTAGGCCAGTGAAGGAGTCTTGAGTGGGAAGGTAAGGAGAACCAGCAACACCAGGAGTCGGGGAAGCGATACCGTTAGCACCGTTGGTGTAACCTGTGAGGGAGTTACGTGTGATTTGGGTGGAAACGATAACATCGGCACCGAAGATGGAACCGATAATGCGACCGCGTTGAATTACAGAGGGACCATCAATGTAGTCACGGGAGATGAAGCGGTTCAGGCTCATGATGTCGCTTTCTTGTTGAGGAGCGATAAGGAGCTTGCGGCCTTCAGCAGGAACGTCGTTAACGTCTAAAGCTTCTTTGGCGGTTAAGATATCAGCTTCAAGAATGGTTGCACCAGTGTCAAGTTCTTGACCTGCGAACTTGAGAGCAGCTCTCATGGCCAAAACTTGGTTGTCAATGTCACGGGCAAGAGCGTAGGCAGCTTCACGAGTGTACTCTGCACGAAGATTGTACTTGGCTTGCATTTCCAAGATATCTTCAATACTGAAGGAAGACTCAACGTCACGGTCAATCAACATCGTGTACTCGCCTTCAGTCAATGCCTGTAGGGTCACAGGAGTTTCAGGAAGACGAGGGTAAACACCTAAGCGAGAGATTTTAGGGAGGTGCAGAGTATCATTCTTCTTACCCAAGAACATAATCTTGCGGCAAAGGTCAGCAGCCAGAAGCTTTTTATCGCGGAAGCGAAGTAAGTCATCAACCCAAATCTCAGGGATAAAGACCTGACCATTAGACAAGCCCATTGCTGAGCCAACATAAGGAGATGGAAGCATTGTTGTTGTGCCTTAAAAATTGTTGTTGTGTAGGGGTAGTTAGCGTACTAATCCGTGTTGGTAGGCATATGAGATTGCAGACTGATTCTTGATGTAGTCAGACTCACTCATGCTTCGGATTTGTTCTTTAGTGAATTGTGGCTCTTGCGATTTCTGCAAGTTCTGGGGCACTGACGGGCGGTCGTACCGTGGGGGTTGTGCGTAGGGAACCTGTGGGCCTTGTGCCGACTTCTCTTGCATGATTTGCGCGTAGAGAAGACGGGCTCCATCCAAGTTGTCTAGACTGGCTTGCATTTGTGGGGGGAGGGCTGCAAACCGCTTAGAAATTTCTGGCATCACAGTATCGAAGCTATCGCCCCATTCCTGCCTTAACGTGGCCATCTGCTGCTGTGCTGCTTGTTGAGCGACTACTTGCTGCATCTGTTGGAACTGCTGAACAGCCTGTCCAAACTGTTCCGGTTTCATCCCAGTAACCTGCTCAAATTGGGCTACGAACGCAGGGTCAAGGGGTGCTTGTGGTTGCTGTGGTTGTTGAGGCTGTTGGGGCTGCTGCTGTGTTTGTAAGTATTGCTGGAAGGCTGCTGGGTCAAAAGGGGGTTGACCTTGTGGAGCAACCTGTGTACCATTGGGATATTGTTGTTGTTGTCCCTGTTGGCTTTGTTGTTGTTCAGCGGGGGCATTTTCCTGCGGATAGTTAGGGTGCCCAATGGATACCAACTGTGCATTGTTGGTTGTCAGGACTCCACTGTTGGAATCGCTTACTACTTGTGCTGTGCTCATATTATTGAATCGGTGGCTGTCCTTGCTGCATCATTTGTTGAGTTGCGGCTAATATGTTGGGGTCATTAGGGTTTCCCTTACCCGACATAACGCCGTCGTTCATCACTTGGGCCATTGTTGCTGGCATCTGTCCGGTAGCTTGCAGACCTTTGAAGTGGTCTACCATTGCCTGTCCACCCATGCTTTTAAGCTGTTCTGTAAGTGGGTCAGGTGGCGGTGGCGCTGCTGGTGGGGGTGGGGGTGCTGGGGGTAGAATTAATGACTCAACGTCATCTAACCCAAACTTCATTACCAACTTTTCCAACACCACAGGCCAGTTAATTTGTGGGGCCATCTGAGGGCTTGAACCCACAACCTGCATAAAGTTGAGCCACTTCTGTAGCTCAAACTCTTTATCAGCTATGTAGGTTGCGCCTTGCGCCTCAAACCGGAAGTTGTAAACTAGTTCATTGGGTCCAACGGAAGCATATAGGTGTTCCCCTGGAACCTTGGAGGGCATTCGTACTACTTGGTCGTGTTGGGTAAACTGCTGACATCCCGAGTAGAGTTTAATAAGTGTTGGTATAAGCGCTGTATACTCAAGGTGCTGGTGCCGAGAGGCAAGTCGGTTACCTCCTGCGTCTCGTTGTGCATTAATCTCCGTTGCTGTAACTCGTTCCCCAGAACGTCCAGCTCCTGCGCTGATAAAGGCTCCTGTGCCAGTAGCTTTATCGATACGGGTCTCCAGGAATTGCGATTCTTCATAGGTGATACTCAGTGCGTTAATGTCGCCCCTACCAACAGGCTGCAAAGCATTATGGTCGCTAACCTCAAAAACCTTACCTGGTTTACTAAAGATGTCCTCCTTTCTCAATGTGCCGTCTGGTACGAAGGTCCACATCTGGTCAACGGCGAACTCTAAGTTGTCCAGTCGTTGGTTGGTGAGGATGTTCATCTCATGCATCAACCCTAAGGTTGGTTGCAAGGCACCTAAACCATAAACCTGTCTGTTTACTGGGACATAGGTTGCAACGATGAACGGTTTACCATACCAGTACGGATTCGCCTCAAACCTTAAAACCTGACCTCCTGATACAGTGGCCACGATATTGTGGTAGGTTGCCCCACAAAGATGAATCGTTCCCCAGAACTCAACAACCTCAACCAAATCGTTAGGTTGGTATTCAAGCCCTGCGAACATCCGAACCGTCTCTTTGTTCGTTTGGGATGTGTCCTGGGGAGACGCACCCTTAGCAGAAATAACGTTGTACTTGGAACCGTAATTGTAGAACCCATCCTCAATCAGGTCAAGGACTTCTGCCTTTGTCTTCCGCATTCTACGGATTATGTTGCAGTCATTTGGGTTGGTTCCTTGGGGGTCCAAAAACACGTCAAACATGTCCAAGACTTCAAAATCGGGGTCATTGAAGACAACCTTTTCCTCCTCCTTCACCACAAAGTGTTCAGAGTCCCCTATTTCAGCCCCAAACTGGTCAAAGACGGGTTGCCTTACCATTACCCTCTTTTTGCACTTCTGCGTCTCTACGCGCCAAGGAAGGGCCAGTACGGAGGTTCCTAGGATGACAGCCTGTCTAGTGAACATGTCCCAATACGATTGGAACCGTGCTACGTCAAGTTTTTGTTGCAGGTATTTTTCAACGGGCTTAACCAGGTCTGTGTAACCTGGTTCTGTGGGGGTTAGGGAAAACCATTGCTTATTAGGGAAGAAAGCTGATTGCAGGTAACCACAGATAGTTTCTACGTTTTCATAGGCTTTTCCGGTTCCTATCCTGTGTCTCCAATCGTCGTTAACATCCCCAACAATACGGGCCGCTGCCGTGCGGAGGTGATTTTGCGACCGCATATTACCGAAGTAGTGTCCCCAACAATCTAACCAATCTTCTTCAATCTTCTGTCTGTTTTGTTGGTACTCTTTGTAGAGACGTCCCACTTCACTCGCAACATCGGATAGCTTAAGGTCTTGAGACTCTGTGTTGCCTACGTCTGTGGCGGTAACCAAAAAGTTAGAATCTTTTGGTATGGGGGTCATCCCATTGTCTTGCTGGTAATTAATCATCTAAACCCACCATACTTGTGGTTTACTAACTGTTGCCCTGACATCTGACTCCTGGACCGCTGTACGGTTGGTCCTCCGGTGGGGGTGCAGACGTGGGCCAGCATCTTTAAGGTGTCTAGAAAGTCATCGTGTACGGTCTCTGCTGGGAAGTAGAGGAATTCGTTTCGTATCTTCTGGTTTGTCATGATGTCTCTACGTACGAAAAGCCTACCGTCTGTGACGTAGGGCTCTACTGCTGCGGAGATTGCTGCTTTCTTCACACCCATTCCTTTGGGATTGAAGGGTCTTATGGTTATCGGGTAATAGGTTTGGAAGTAGTCCTTAAAGGAGTTCAGTAACCCAACCTGCGTGCCGTTGGCTTCCACCCACACGATTTTGGTAAACCATTTATCACAGAGTTTGTAGGTTGCATCAATGATTCCCTTGATAGTGTACTTACCGTAAACCCCATCCAGAACATACATGTTCCGATTTTTATCTATCCCCCCAACAACAATCGAACTGTTATCCGCACTTTCCCGCTGCGAGAACGCAGGGTCAATGACGATGATTGGACGGACATAGATTGTTGGGGCTTCGGGAGTGAGCTTGATGTGGACCAAACCAGGAACAACCTTTTGAATCTGACTGGGTTCCAGTAAGGTGACCTTATCAGGGTGCATCACACAGTCGTTCTCATTAAGAATGCGGTTGAGATATTGAGAGGTAAACCTCTTCATACCCAACTCTTTAATGAGTTCTTTCTCTACCTGTTCGGTGTACCGCTCTGGCCAAATGTAACCGTCAGAATTGTCTTTCCCGTTCTTGTACAAATTTCTGAAGTGTATGTCATAGGCAACTTCGGACAAACCGCCCAAAATAACACCGTAGTAATCAGGTTCCGCGTAGCGCGTTCCGAGAACAATCGTTTCGCCACCAAGCTTGGTATCTGGATTGTAAGGGTCAAGGATTGACTTGATATCTCGCACCCATTCATGCGTAGACTCAATAAGCGTTGGACTCTTGACGTTATCAAAGGTAACGATGTCATCGAAAATAACCAGGTCGCAGTGGAATCCAGTTCTGATAGTGCCAACAGACCATGCCATTAGGGTTGGTTCCTTCATGCGCTTGTCTCTCAGGACTTGCAGCATGTCGTTATTCCAAACCACTTTCTTATCGTCGGTGTCTGTATCTTCGTCGGGGTTCTGTGATTTGGCTTGGCTCTTCCTTTGACCTCCGGTACTCACCGCCATCGTAGGGATTAGATTTCCCTTAATGTGCGGTCTCTGGTTCCAAACGTGCTTGATTAATTCTGGGTCTTCTAGGTAGCTCCTGACCTCTCGCATAAACGCTCTGGATAGGTCTAGAACCCCTGTCCCTACCACGATACGAATGTTGGGGTCTTGGTAGATTCTCCACAACACGTAACCAACTGAACAAACCGTAGACTTAAGGTGTCCACGGGGCATTAGGACTATTTTTCTGAGGTTACCGACACTGTAGGTGTAGGGCATGGACTCATAAGAGTCACCCACCTGCCACACATCCTTCTGAACCCCTTTACGGGAAATAAACCTGATTAGGTCCAGATGGCATTCCTTGAACGAATCAAGACCACCTCTGAACCCAATCAAGTCAATGAAGGCTTCATAAGAATGTAGTGCAGCTTGTTTCTGGCGGTAACCATACTTAGCTGCTTCTACCATTTACACACCGAAGAAGTTAGATGACGATAGGTAGGCCGTAGCACGCCAATAGTACGTTTTGGCAGCAACACCCGTCACCGCAATATTGAGAGCGTTGTTCGCTGCGTCAGCGGTCACTACGACGTTACCGGCGGGTAGAGCGTGGGAAGCTGTCAAGTCAAGGGCGACTGGGGTAACACCTGCGACTGGGAGGGCTGTGGTACCGTTGAGGTTACGGATAACCCCTTTAATTTCATAGGCTTGACCATAGTTGAGGGTTGTACCAGGGTCATCTGTTGCGTTCGCCGCTGTGAGGAGGATATAGAACCCAACCACAGTACCCTCAGGAATCCGAAGTTTACCACCACTTGCACCGGAAGGGTCTGGGGCTTTGACGGCATCGAAGAGAATGTTAGAGGCAACAGCCCCAACAGTAGTAGCGGTCCCGATGAGAACCTTCTCATAAGAACCATTCTGAAAAGCAACACCCAAGCGGTTTTCTTGGGTGTCAAAAAGTTTTGCTTGTGCTCTTGCTGGCATTGTTGTTATTGTCCTTGTACTAGTCGATTTTTTGAAGTTGCTTGCTGAATGCGCTCGCTTGTCAGGTTACCTACCGTGCTTAGGTTGGAGTTACGCCGTCCCCACTGGTTCAGTAACCCGCTTAAACCCTGTAATTGGGCCTGTTGCTGCAACTCTGCTTGTCGAGCTGCATTCTGGTTCAGAAGGTCTGTCATGCCCCCCTGGATGCCAGAGAACAGGTTCTGGTAGTTCTGTTGGTTCTGTTGGAGCTGATTACCGTTGTTGGCCATCTGGCCTAGGTAATTCTGCATGAACAACTGTTGTTGGGCTGTGTTATCCTGGTTATACTGGCCTAACCCTTGCAAATACTGCTGCTGGTAGGCTGCATTCTGTGCTGCTTGTTGTTGGTTGTATTGACCTAACAGCCCTGCAAACTGATTCTGGTATTGCTGCTGTCCCTGTAAAACCTGGTTATAGTAACCGTTCTGCGATTGCAGTAAGCTGTTTGCATCTGCGGTATTCTTGTTTAGAGAGTTTTGGTAACCCCCTAAAGCATTCGTGTAATAGGACATGTCTCTAAGTTGACTGTCCTGTGCAAGGTTGTTGGTCCGGTTAAAGTAATCGGCTGTTGCTCCATTACTCTGCCCTAGTAACCCTTGCCTCTGTAGTTGGTACTGTCTTAACTGTTGGCTATTCTGTTGATTCAGGGCCAACGCCTGTTGGTCGTTAAATGTGAAGGATTGACCCCCTCCACCGCCGCCGCCCATTCCCATGTCAAACCCCCTTACGCTTGAGAGGTCTGCGTTGACCCGTCAACTTGGGTTTTCTCCGGTCCGTCTGCACTGACTGCGACGAACCCTTTGGGGACGCTTGGGGTTTCTGCTTTGGCTTTGGGCTTCCTGAGCTTGCTTTTTGGCTCATCATATTTAGCCTCTAACTCTTTCTGATATTGTTGGGAAGCGTCCAGGACTTCAGTCTTGCGTCTGGATTCCACACTCTTCTCAAAACCCGCCCGTCGTTTCTCCTCAGACTCACGTACCCGTCTACGTTGCCTAACAATTTCTCGTGTTTTGTCAGAACACTCTTGCTGGTACGTAATCATAGCGTTGTGCATTTTGTCATCTTCGTTGATACGGCCTAGTAGGTCGTTGCGGCGCTGGAGAAAGCTCTCTGCTTTTTCTTTGTCCTCTTCCTGCTCAACTGCTTCAACTTGGTAGATGAAGGACTCTGGGGATGATGGTGTTGCCTCATAGATTATGTCATTGCTCATTTCTTAACTGGTTCCTTACTGATAAAGTGAACCCAGAAATCGCCGTCCGCACCCGCAAGGTCTTTCATCATTCGGTAAGAGTAGTACTGCCTCTCACCCGAGACATTGGTGTCATAACCTTTGGGGAAGTACTCACCGTAAGGGTCATTGACAATGTAGGCACCGCGCCCACCGTAGGCTTTATCGTCATAGCCTCTAATCACGACAATGTGACCAGACGACGTAAAGAAGCCGTGTACGATTGCTGGGAACCCTTTGGCTAGATGGGTTTTGAGTTCCGCATGGGTTGCATTCTGCTTAAACTCATCTCTAATGCCTTGTTTACCATAATCAAGATTTATTAGGTAAGCTAGGTCTTGTGGACTGTGTCGGTCTAAACCTAGGTTCTGAATTCTCGTAAATAACTGGTCTTCTAACTGGCCTTGTCCATTACCCTTAAGACCAAAAAACCTCAGCGTCATTGCTACTGAGGTTACGTTACAAGTCCCATAGGGGGAGTTAACGTTGTCTAGTTGTCTGAGGTAGGGTACAGGCAAGTCTACACATGGGGGCATAGCTTCTTGTTGCATAGCTATATAGTGTTGTTGTTGTTTGCCTTATACTATTAGCTGTTTGTCCAATCAGGCATAACCTCAGGAACCTTGATATGATTGACGTATGACCTAAATATCGTCGCAGGACTATTACCAACTGCTTGGGCTACGGTGATGGGGTCTAACCCTCTTATGAGTGCGTTGGTTATTGCTGATTTTCTGGTGTTGTAGGGCTTCATGTAATCGATACCCAACTCTTCTATAACCCTCTTCCAAGCCCTCTCACGGAACCTTGTCAGCACGATAGGCACCATCGCCGTCCTCCCCATGTCCATCGCAGTCTGTAGCTGTTTCCTCGCCTCTCAATCTGTACCATTTCCGTACCAATGACTCACTGTTTTTACTTTACACCAACCACCACAATGTTATCAGCCCAAGTCGTGGAGGATTTGAAATTGACGGGTCGTCCGGTCCCCAGCGAACACGGGGGCCGAAGTCCAGACGGCATCATGCTTAGGCTGTCCTCCGGCCCCCTCTTAGGAGTGTACCAGAAATGTACCACAAGTTCAGTGTAAACACTTATAGGTTTTTGCTATAGGCATGGGTATCTTAGGTACATCAGAGAGTTGAGGAATTTGCTGCAAAAGTTTTTTGGGTTTTTATACATTTAATACTCCCGCGTCTTCCCCCCTGGTACACACCCACGCTATTCTTTACCCAGCTTGACCTAGCGTTGAGTTGACAGGACTGGGTTGTTCGGGACATGATGAATGTGTTGGAGAACGCAACAGAGCCTCGAAGAGAGAGCAACAAGGCACTCCACACCCAATACACATTTCGGAGCAGACGAAAGACAACACCCTGAAGTCGGGCCAAACGTATCTAGGTAAAGCACAACAGGCTTGGCACCCTTGGTAAAGCCCTAGAGAATGACAGCTAAAGGATTAGGTTTCGTATCCAACGAAACCGAGTAAAGACTTACAACGATGCTGACTAGCAATCAGTATCGCCTGTAGTTCTTTAACTACGCGGCATAGAGCGAAGGCGGTTGTGAGAGCAACGAACAATCGTCATCGCGCCGCATACTTAACTCAAGGACAACAACAACAACAAGCATCATGGCTAAGCTAATCATTGCAACAGCATTCACAGTGTGGATGGTTTCATCCTTAATAAAACCAGTAAGCACAGCGGTCACGACTCTACAGACCTACCAACAACAACAAGGACTTAAGTAACATGGCTACTATTCGAGAACTAAAGAAAGAAGCGTCTGAGCTTTACATCAAAGGTTACAGCAACATGACTAAAGACGAACTGTTCAAAGCTATTCAGCGCCACAGATTTATTGAACAGCAAGCCGAGAGAGAAATGGAAGAGGCAGTCACTCACCCTGAAGCCTCAACAACAACAACAAGGGAAACAGTTATGAACACCACACATGAATTCAATTTTCGCAACATCCCAGCAATGGCGCTTCAAGGCTACGTCTGGGCGGGCATCTACCTCTACAACAACCGCAACAGCATCTGGGAAACGTACTGCTTAGGTGCAGAACGCTTAGTAGACCACGCTGAGAAAGCCTACAACAACTTGGTTAACCTAACCCTAGTGATATGTGTCCTAGTACATTTTGCTGGGGCTGCATGGGCTATCTGGATGGACGACTTAGCTGACTACATCGCAGACAACACAGAACTGGACATGGCTCTTCAACTCTGGGCATTGACAAAGAGGGGGCTTGGGGCGCTTGTGAACTGGTATCAATCCACCTTTGCTTTTGCATACGGTTCCGGCTACTTCTTCGTATACGCTGGCACACACAGCTTTAGGTTCAACTTCAAGCCTCGCTTCAGTTTCACTCACATCAATTCAGCTTACTAACACGACAACACACAGCCATCTTAGGGTGGCTGTTTGGTGTCTACCTACAACAACAACAATATGAAAACCAGCAACAACAACTTCGAGATGGCTGAATCATTACTTCAATACACTGCTGCACATGGTGGATGCACCTTCTTATTCAAATTCCCGAGCAACCCAATCACTGGATATGTTGTGGGCAACGGTAAGTTAGGCGGTAAGTTCACACAGTACCCACCATCTGCTTACATTGCTCAGATGATGCAACACTTTGCACGACTGGGTTATGACGGCTTAGGTACTTGGGTTGATGGTGGTACTTTGTACATTGACCCAATCCTCCATGTCAGCACAGAATCAGAGGCACATCTATACGCTACTTTGTGGGATGAGATTGCTTACTACGACTGTGCAAAGGATGAGTCTGTTACTGTTCAATTAGCGTAGAAATTTCAACAGACAACCCTCAACGTTTTTGGGTAAGGACAACAACAACATGTTACACATTAACTCACGAATATCTAAAGAGATGATAGGTGCTCTCACAGCCCTCATCGAACGTCCATCAATGGACACATATGAAACAATGCTTACTTACCTTGAAGCCTTTAAGAGTGGGTACATTGAGGATGATGAGTATGAAGAATTAGGCTACAACCCATTAGACATTTACGCACTATCGGAGTTCTAATATGCAACCAACAACAAAAGACAGGGTTCTCGACTACATTCGATTGGTGTTTGAGGGTGAATGCGTTAACTTCAAAAGTAACCCTAACCCGCAAACATTTGAACAATTAAAGTTTGTTGCTGAGGATTATTTAACCCTTTCATCTATTAGAAAACAAGAGGAGTTTTGAGATGGTTGTTAATAACCAACAACAACAATTAGAGAAAGTCCGTGCTGAGTTTATTGAGGCTGCTGGGAGGTTCAGTACTGTGCCTAGCTTAGTTAACCAACGTCTGATGATGGTTGCTGCTGATGGACT